ATGGCGCGCTGCGCGGTGGGCCGCGCATCACCCAAAAAGGCGAGGCAGACGAGCGCACAGCCCACTTGCAGCCCGGCATCTGGGGTGTGAGTGGCACCGGCGGTGCAGACCTGCGCCCGGTGCTGATGTTTGTGAAGCAAGGCACCTACCAGCCCCGCCTGGACATGAACAAGGTGGCCCAACGGGCCGATGCCGAGGCGTATCTGGCCCGGCGCATTCGTTTTCGCCTGCGGGAGGCCGCTGGCGTGTAGCCGGTGCCTGCCCAGATATCGAGAGGAGAGATCCACCATGCCACAGACCACCGTGACGGGGCGCGACACCAGCGCAGCAGCCTTTGCCGCCCTGGGCAACGAAGGGCGCCGCCGCCTGAATGAGCGCCTGTACGCATCTCTGCGCCATGCCCACCAGCGCGGCACACGCGACATGAGCCGCCGTGAGCTGCGCGACTACCACCACCAGCAGACCGGCGAATGGCTGGAGCTGTCCAGCGTGGCCAGCACCGTCAACGCCTTGCTGGCCGCCGGCAAGCTGGAGGAGGGCGAGGTGCGCATGTGCAGCCTGTCCAGCCGCCAGCGCGAGATCACGCCCGTGCGCTGCAAGGCCCACCAGGCGCGGCTGGACTGATATCGAAAGCACTGTATGAGCACCATCATCATGTCGGCCTGCTGGCCGCTGCAGGGCATGTCGCCCGCGCAAAAGGCCGTTCTGATATCGCTGGCCGATCAGGCGAATGACGACGGCTATTGCTGGCCGTCCATCAAGACCATCGGCATCCGTACCTGCCTGTCTGACCGGGCGGTGCAGGGTGCCATCAAGTGGCTGATTGCCGCCGGTTTGCTGCGCACCAGCACCCGCAGCGGCACGTCCACCGTGTACCAGCTGACCCCCGCAGCATATGCACCCCCGCAGGAAATGCGCCCCGCAGATGCTGCACCCAGGGGTGCAGGAAATGCACCCCCACCCCCGCAGCTCCTGCACCCCACCCCCGCAGATGCTGCACCCAAACCATCAATGAACCGTAATTTGAACCGTCAAGGAACCAAACCTCCGCGACGGCGCGCGGAGCCTGTCCCCAAACCGGACGACGTGACCGAGCAGGTCTGGTGCGACTGGCAGCAGCTGCGCAAGGCCAAGCGGGCACCGGTGACGGACACCGTGGTGCAGGGCGCACGCGCCGAGGCGGCCAAGGCCGGCATGACGCTGGAGGCCTTCCTGCAGCTGTGGTGCATCCGCGGCTCGCAAGGGCTGCAGGCCGCGTGGCTCAAACCTGCAGAACTGCCGCAGGGCCAACGCTTGCCGGCGGTCAACACCCACAAGCACGCTGCTGCCGCAGCTACGATTTTTGATGGAGTTTGGGATGCATGACGTGGCAACGTTGACGGCTGACGCCATCCAGCAAGCGCAGGCCAGGGCCGCAGATCCGGGCGTGGACGCAGCGGCAGAGGGCATGCAGGTCAGCACCGTGGTGCGCAAGCTGTTCGTGCTGCTGCAGGGCAGCTACGGCAGCCTGTTCGTCAGCAACTTCGCCACGGGGCTGAAGGACGGCCAAGGCCACGACAAGGGCGTGCGTGCGGCCATGTCCGTCTGGCAGGCACGGCTGGGCCACTTCCCTGCCGACGTGCTGGAGGCGGCCGCCTACCGCGTGATGGCAGAGAACCCAGCGTTCCCGCCCAACCTTCCGCAGATCGAGGCGGCATGCCAGGCCGCCATGCCGCGCCAGACCTACGCCCAGCAGCAAGGGCTGACCGCGCTGCCACCACCAGCACCCGCCAAGCCCGTGCAGGTCAGCCTGCAAGAGCGCAACGACGGCAAAGACTGGGCACGCCGCATCGTGGCCCGGCTGAAGAACGGTGACACCAGCATTTGCCGCTACACCGCCATGTCGGCCCGCATGGCCCTGGGGCTGGAGGCCAAGCTGTGATGGCCGCCTGCGCCATGCGCCGCGCCGGTCGCGGGTCCTTCCCGGCCCGTCCAGATGCGGGTAATTCGAGCCGCGTTGTCGGACTGTTGTGTGGGTTTGCTAGGGGGGTTAAGTGAAGGTTCTGCCTTATCTGGATGCTATCGTTTCGCAAGCAGAGTTCGCGCAGATGATCGGCGTGAGCGAAGCCAGCGTCAGCAAGCGCGTCAGCGACGGCGTGCTCACCCGTGGGGAGAGCGTGCACGCCTGGCTCATCGCCTACTGCGAACACCTGCGCGACCAGGCCGCCGGCCGGCTGGGCGAAACGCTGGGGCTGGACCTGGTGCAAGAGCGCGCCGGTCTGGCCCGGGCCCAGCGCGAGGCGCAGGAGCTGAAAAACGCCGTCGCCCGGGGCGAGTACGCGCCCATCGGCATCCTGGCTGACGTACTGGCGCTGGCCAGCTCCGCCATCGTCGATCGGCTGGACCAGCTCGAAGGCCAGTTGCGCAAAGCCTGCCCCGACCTGCCCGAAGACGCCCGCCAGGTCGTGCTGCGCCTGATTGCCGACTCGCGCAACGAGTGGATCCGCGCCACCTCCCAGCTGGTCAACAAAGAGGTGGAGGCCATGGCGCTGGCCGATGCAGACGAGACCGCCACGCTTGATATCAGCGCTGGCACTGACGAGGAGGGCGACGCACGATGAGTGCACCCCTCAGCCCCGAAGCCATGGCCGCCATCCAGTCCGCAACCGAGTTGGGCCTCTCCAGCCTGCGCGCCGAGGTGCCCCAGACCCTCAGCGAATGGGCGGCTGCGCACTTCATCCTGGCGGGCGAATCCAGCCACCAGAAGGGCGGCTGGGTGGGCTGGCCCTTCCAGCAGGGCATTCTGGATTTCATGAGCGACGACCGCATCGAAGAGCTGGCCGTCAAGAAGAGCAAGCGCGTGGGCTACACCAAGATGATCACCGCCTTCGTCGCCTACAACATCGCCCACCGCCGCCGCAAACAGGCCCTGTGGCAGCCCACCGACGACGATCGTGACAGCTACGTCAAAAGCGAGATTGAGCCGGTCTTGGACGGCGTGGCCGCCGTACAAGCCGCCCGCCGCCGTGGCAAGGGCATGGAAGACACCATCAAATACAAACCCTTCCGCGACAGCGTGCTGCACCTGCTGGGTGACAAGGCTGCCCGGGCCTACCGCCGCATCACCGTGGCCGTCTCCATCCTCGATGAGTGGAGCGCCTTTGACCAGACCATTGAAAAGTCTGGCGACCCCGGCAGCCTGGCCAAAGGCCGCCTGGAAGGCGCGCCGTACCCCAAGTTTGTGGGCGGCAGCACCCCCCGCATCAAAGGCCTGTGCCATGTCGAGCGCGCGTGTGAAGACGCCAACGCCTACGTCCAATATCAGATTGAATGCCCGCGCTGCGGCGCAGAACACCCGCTGACCTGGGGCGCCAAGGAACTGCCCTACGGCTTCAAATGGGTCAAAGGCCAGCCCGATACCGTGCGCCACGTCTGCCCCCACTGCCGCGAAAGCATCACCCAGGGCGACTACCTGCCCGGCGGCTGGCCCCTGGTGGGCACCTGGGTGTGCCGCAAAACCGGCATGCGCTACGGCGCAGACCGCATCTGGCGCACCGGCACAGGCCAGCCCTGCCGCCCGCCACGCACCCTGGGCGTACACGTCTGGGCCGCCTACAGCCCCCAGCGCACCTGGGTCAGCATCGTGGATGAGTTTGAAAAAGCCCACCGCGCCCTGCAGGCCGGTGACGTGGGCCCCATGACCAGCTTCACCAACGAAACGCTGGGCGAGACCTGGGAAGTCAAGGGCGAAAGCACCGACGAACACGTCCTGCAAGCGCGGGCAGAGGAATACCCCCTGGGCCGCGTGCCCACCGGCGCGCTGCTGCTCACCGCCGGGGTCGACGTGCAGCGCGACCGCTGGGAAATCGCCATCTGGGGCTGGGCCCGCGGGCTGGAAAGCTGGGCCATCACCCACCACATCATCCACGGCAACCCCGCCAACGATGCCGACTGGGAGCCCGTCACCCACTACCTGCAACAGCGCTTTGTGCAGGCCTGGCACGGCGGCAGCCTGGGGTTGAGTGCCATCAGCATCGACTCTTCCGACCAGACCCAGGCCGTCTACAACTGGGCGCGCAGCGTGCAGGGCCAGTTGCCCGGCCTGCGCGCCATCAAGGGCGACAACAACGACAACCGCAACATCGTCGGCCCCAGCAGCCTGCAAGAAGTCAACTACCGTGGCCGCAAGATTGCCCGTGGCATCAAGCTGTGGCTGGTCGGCGTGGACAACGCCAAGGATCTGCTGCTGGGCCAGCTGGCCATCACCCAGCACGGCCCCGGCTACGTGCACACCAGCCAATCGCTGCCGCGCGAGTGGTATGAGCAGCTGACCGCCGAGCAGCGCATTCTGGCCAAGGTCAACGGCAAAGACACCTACCGCTGGGTCAAGCGCCGCCCGCGCAACGAAGTGCTGGACTGCCGCAACTACGCCCTGCACGCCGCCATGGCCCTGGGCATCCACAAATGGCCAGAGGCCCGCTGGCTGCAGCTGGAGCAGGCCGTGCAACCCCCGCAAGACCTGTTCAGCCCCGCGCCCGCCGCAACGCCTGCGGCACCCATCAACAGCGCAGAACTGGCCGCAGCCACCACGCCCCACACAGGCCCCCAGTCCACGGCCCCCACCGCCGTCAGCCCACTGCGCCGCGTGGCCGATGAAGCACTGTTTGCCCCCATCAGCATGTACTGATCAAACCAAGAAATACAAGCCAAAACTGCCTGCAACGCACACCACACAAGCGCTACCAGCTATTAAAAAGAGAAACCACCATGCACCAGCACCACCCAAGCACCACCCCCTCTGTTGCCAGCACCAGCACGCCCACCAGCGCCCACAAGCTGGACCCCATCGCCGTGCTGCGTGAAGAGCTGG